TGAAACGTTGGATCAACCTTGGACTCAGACAACAGGGTCATGTTGCCTTCACTGATGCGCTTGTCAATGTAGTCCAGTGCTACCTGCACACGGGCTGCACGTTCTTTGTCAACTACGAATAACCCCTCGTGATCTTCCATCTCAACGCCGACATGGAACGATGCGTCCACATCACCATCTTTGAGACACACCTCTAACAGTGTGTGCGTGTGCGTGCCATCAATGGCAGCAGCGCCACCCGATTGCTCGGGGTACTTTGCTTCCTCACGAATCGAACCGGGGCATAACGCCCAACGGTTACGTTTCGAGGGGGACAACTGGGCGTGTGCGCTCATTTCAGTGCTTCAATGCCATTGAACAAGTCACCGTAATGCTCGGGCTTGACATCGTTGATGTTTTGGTAGCCAAGGCCGACCAGCACACCTTGGATGCTTGCGCCCTTCTGTGGGCCAAGTGCCTTGTATGCGCCCATCACATAGTCGATCAAACCTTTAGGGTCAGTGAACATGGATGGTGCTGGGGCTGGTGCTGCAACGGGTGCTACAAACACAGGCGGTGCTGGCATTGATGTACCCACTGGGAAGTTTTTGGCTTCTTGGGCTGACACTACGACATTCATTGCTTTTACCACAGGTGCGGGTGCTGGTGCAACGGGTGCGGCTGGTGCTACATTACCGGACTCTAATTTAGCAGTCAGGGCTTGGACAGCAGCAGTCAGGGCTTCAATTTTGGATTCGAGAGACATACAGAGATTCCTTTACGTTTACAGGTGGTTGAATTACAAGGCGGTCTTGACTGAACGCCTCGATTATTTCACGAATGACATCAGACGGCTTACCGTACTTCTCTGCCTTTCGGTGAAATGCTTTGTGATCGTAAGGGGTGAGCCTCACGGTCAAAAACTTGGTTTTGGATTTGGTTGCCATAAATATTTCCTAATCAGTTGACGCAAGTGTAGCACGATGTGCTAAGATTGTGCAACAGTTTGAAAAATATTTTTTAAGCAAAGAAAAAGCCCCGTGGATTAGACGGGGCTAAGAGGAGACTTCCATGAAACAAATGACAACTGCTAGTGTCAGGAACATTATATGAATACAGCTACCACAGTGCAAGCCCATCCTGCATCTATTGATGCCTATATACGACACGGCTGGTCTCTTGTACCCATTCCAGCAGGCACAAAGGGGCCACGTACACCCGGATGGAACATAAAAACCAATGCGCTTAAGGATCAGAATGATCTACCCACGGGCTACGGTATCGGGTTAGCCCATGCGTACAGCGGCACGATGGCCTTAGACATTGACGACTGGGATGCTACGGTCACGCTACTGGCTGAACATAAAATTGACCTGCAAGCCTTGTATGATGCAAACGATGCCGTCATCGTCGATTCAGGTAGGGCTGGTCACGGCAAATTATTGTTCACGATGCCCTTTGGCCTTGCGCTGCCATCTAAAAAAATCACGCATGAAAATGTAACTGCATACGAGTTGCGCTGCGCTACGGTCAACGGCCTCACGGTGCAGGATGTGCTGCCACCAAGCATTCACCCCGACACACGCCAGCCTTATCGTTGGGCGGGTAGGGGTCACTGGATGCGCTTACCCACGATCCCGCAAGCACTGCTTGACCTTTGGCAGTCCATGCTTGACATTGACAAGGTACGCACCTTGTCCACTGGCGAAGGGGTTAACGCATCATGGGATGAGATACGCACGGCCTTAGAATTTATTAACCCCGACTGCCCCCGTGACGACTGGATCAATACAGGCATGGCACTGCACTGGGCAGGCACACAAACAAACCAGCTTGACCAAGCGTTAAGTCTTTGGAATGAGTGGTCAACGCCTTCGGCTAAGTACCCCGGTGAACGTGAGATTCTGACGCAGTGGGCTAGCTTCACCACCACCAAGACGCAAGTCATTCGATTAGGTACGCTGTTTAACATAGCACGCAAAGCAGGATGGACACGCCCCACACCCGATGTGGCATCTATGTTTGCAGCAGTGGAGTCCCCGACAGACCCAAAGTCGGTGCTGGTTGACCTACGGCCTCGGCCCCCAGCAATGGACATTTCAGTGTGGCCTAAAGTGTTGTCCCGTCGTGCAGATGAGATCGGTCAGACCGTTGGCTGCGATCCCTTAGTCCCGCTGTTCGCTGGGCTTGCTGCCGTGTGTGGTGTCGTCGATGCGCGTACCCGGCTTGAGTTAATCAAAGACTTCAAAGTGCCACCCGTGCTGTGGTTGATGACGATAGGTGCGCCAGCAGACAAGAAAACGCCCGGTTCTGCGCCTATGCTTGCGCCCCTCAAGATATTTGAAACCGAAGACCGTCCCCGCTTTGGCAAAGAGTTGTTAGCATGGGAAGGCCAAGAGGCGATGTATGCCTCAAGTAAAAAGGCATTCTTGGACTTCTCAGCCAAGCCCGAAGCCATGCTCAGTGGCGACGATGCGCCAGTGGTTCACAATCTACCGCCCCAGCCCGTACCCCTGCGGATCACAGTTGATGACGTTACCAGTCAGAAGCTAGTGCGCTTGGCAGCAGACCGTCCCCGTGGCCTGCTGTGCGCCTTGGATGAGATGAATAGTTGGGTTCGCAAGCTAACAGACAAGGCCAGCGGTGAAGACCGTAGCGCATGGGTCAAGGCTTACGAGTCGTCCCCGTATGAGATGGATCGCGTAGGCAGCGGGTCGATCTATGCCGAGAATCTCGCGGTGTCAATTTATGGCAACATCCAGCCCCGCGTGTTCCGCGATAACCTGCACAATCTATCAGCCGATGGACTGGTGCAGCGGTTTATCCCGTGCATCCTAAACGGTGACTTGACACGCAAGCCCGTCGAGATACCCGATTACCTGCTCAACAAGCAGCAGTGGGAGCAAACCCTGCGGATCGTGTTCGCCCTGCCTGCAATGACCTACCAGTTAAGCCCCGAGGCCAAGGCAGTGTTCCAAGAGTTTAAGGACGACATACTAGCCGATGAGCAAAGCCCCACCGTCTTCGAGATGATGTGGGACAGTGCCATGACGTTTTTTAAGTGCGTGGGCATATTTGCCGTGATCTGCTTTGCCTTGGGCTATTTCAGCACCAAGCAGGCGCAGGCCAAGCAGTGCGAACCCAGTAAAACCGTATTAGCGAGGAGCATATTCAAATGATCGACAAACCAGCATTTCCGATACAAAGTTATACCTGCGCTGAAAAAGGCTTGACCATACGCGACTATTTCGCAGCCGAGTCGATAACGTGGTTCTTGACCGCGTTGGAGAATGAGGGCATGGTGGATGAACCCGATCTACTTTGCCAGTTTGCAGCCGAGAGCGCATATCGAATGGCTGACGCAATGATGAAAGCGAGGGAAGCATGAACCACTTAAAGAACGTATGGGAATGGCTAATCAACCATTGGGTCATGCCGACCCCTGCCGAACTGATCGCCGAAGAACTGATACAGGCACAGCGCACCAAGCTACGCCACCAGTCAAGCATGGAGTACCACACCGCGATCGTGGCCTACAACGTAGCACGGATCAAACGCCTTGAGGGGTTAACCGCAAAACAGGAGGTGGTGGAATGAAAGAAGAATGGTTATTTCCGAACACATTTGTACCTGTGGACGTTGAAACAACATCAGCACTTATAGTTGAAATCAAACGGCTGATTGATGTTGTTGGCGGCATGGCCTTGGCACAGCCAGCACAAGAGCCTGTGTCGGTTACTTATAAAGAAGTTGCTGACGCTATGAATTCGTTGTGGAACGGGACGCTAGAGCAACACCAAATTGCTGAACAAATGGCAAACAAAAAGCTCTACACCACCCCACAGCAACGCCCTTGGGTAGGGCTGACGGATGAAGACCAATTTAATTTGGTACACGCAATGAACAAAAACGATTGGCATGCCATACAGATGATGGATGCCATAGAAGCCAAACTCAAGGAGAAGAACGCATGACAGACGATAAATTAAAACCGCGCACTGTTCTAACAAGTGCGGGATACATTGCAGACGAAGACGATGACATCCAAGTCTACCAACGCCCTTGGGTGGGGCTGACGGAGGCGCAATTCTTGGAAGCCACACGGCTTGCCGAGAATGGTAATTATTTAGTTGCATTTGTTCGCATTCAAGAATGGCTAAAGGAACAGAACACATGAAACTAGCAGCAGGAAACCCGAACCTAAAGAATAGAAATAGCCACAGCTACATTCGGGTAGAGCCATTACTTATGGAGCGCACAGAACACACAGCCACGCCACGAACTTTTAACCACATGAAGGATGGGCAGGTGTATGTGCCTGAGAATAGCGAACCAGTACGACCCGGTGCTATGGATGCGTTCAAGGTACAGAGCCGTGGATATAGAACTTGAAGGAACACCATGCTTACACAATACCAACAAACAAGGTTGAAAGACTTAGTGCGCCCGAAGATGGGCGGGGCTTATCAGGGGACGGTAAACATCAGACTTAACGAGTTTGTAGATAACTTACGTACACAGTACCCTGAACATTTTCATGAGAGTACCGACTCATTACGTAAGCGGGTATTTTTTGACGAGCCAGTGCGACTAGCTGGACATTCAGCATTACCTATGGCGGGTTTCATTCGACCAATGAAGGGGTGGCGCAATGAGTAAGTCATCGCACCCAATCATCCGCAAGATGCTGCACCAGTATCATGACGGGCTCACCTCGCTTGAGATAGCTGAGCGGCTTGAGCTGAAGCCGGACTCCGTAAGAAATGCGTTGGGGGATATGCCCGATACATACATTGATAGGTGGAAGCCTATCGCCCACGAACCACCGCATGCCGTATGGTGTGCAGTTGTACCGCCCGAAGATTGTCCTAGACCTACCACGAAAGGAAATATATGAACGATGTACCAAACTTTGCCGTATGGGATGCGGAAGCCTTGGTTAAGTTTTCCACAGACGCATATAGGAAGATGCAAGAGCAGCAAGACATACTGATGCAGCTACAAGGCGACTTGAAAACTGCGATGGAGAACTATCGAAAACTAATGATGGAGGCCAACAAATGACCACAGGAATAGAGATGCTAAAGGAACCAAAGAAACGTAAAGCACGGGGGCTTGGTAAGAACCCTGCGTTGTTTTGCACGAGCTTGCGTTTACCGAAGGATGTAATGGAGTACTTCAATACAAACTTTGCGTACACAAAGCAAGCCAAGATCAGAGAAATTCTTACCGACTACGTTAACACACACAAACTGGAGAAATGAAGATGAAGAAACTTAGCAACACCGCCGTAGTAGCCAACATGCTGCGCACCAAGCCCGGACTCAAAGCCGACGACATTGTGAAGAAGCTAAAGGTATCAAAGGTCTACGCCTACAACCTGCTGACACAGGCACGGAAGAAAATGATTGACGACCTACCCGTGGTAGAAGACACCGTGACAAACGAGAACGCCCGACTTTCAACCGAGCGAGTTAACGAACTTCTCCAAGGGCGTAAGAAACACCGTATGCAGCCAGCAGCAAGTTGGGAGACCGTATCTGTGACTACTAGCGGACAGCCAATCCTAGCGGGGGGCCCGACGGAAGAGGAGCTGAACGCCGACAACATCAACCCCGCCCACTACAAGGTAGGTGGGATTGAGACTATTGACTTCATTGAAGCCAAGCTGACAGCGGAAGAGTACCGTGGCTACCTACGGGGGAACGTGCTTAAATATATGTCCCGTGCCGACCACAAGGGTGACCGCTTGGAGAACCTCAAGAAGGCGCAGTGGTACTTGAACCGAGAGATTGGCAAGGCGTAATTTTAGGGGGGCTAACATTGTTAGCCCTCTTGACAAAGTCTAATGGTGTGGTATATTAGAAGCATAAATAGTTTGGAGGGTTAGAAAATGTCAGTGTTTGGTAAAACATCCGTAAATATATTAGGTGACGCTTTGCTGTGTCCCAAGTGTGGTGAGAACTATTTACACCATCGCAATACAACAATCTTTCAGCGTTCCGAGGACGACAAGTTAACTACTGTCATTGCTCAGTCAGGGCATGAAGTGCAAGCCACGCCATTCCCTTCAGCAGATACATGCAACCCAAGCTCACGTAGAAACGGGATACTCATTGAGTTCTTGTGCGAGTTCTGCCACTATGACTATGGCGATGATGTTAGCCCTGATGGAGAGATCGATTTGTTTCAGTTAGCCATTATTCAGCACAAGGGCAATACCTTTGTGGAGTGGTTGTAATGGCAACGACCCCCGAGTCAAAAGTTAAAGCGAAGATCAAGGCGATCTTAAAAGAACACAACGTGTACTACGCCATGCCTATCGGTACAGGGTATGGCAATTCAGGTGTACCGGACTTCCTATGCTGCGTTAACGGACACTTCCTAGCTATCGAAGCTAAGGCTGGCAAAGGCACGACCACTGCGCTCCAAGAGAAAAACCTACGGGAAATCAAGGAGGCTGGCGGTACGGCAACGGTAATCAACGAGACAACGCTTGACTACCTAGAACAACTAATCAAACTGATGAGGACATAACATGGCTGAGTTTTCAACCGGCGTTACTACGCTACTCGCACGTATGGACACAAACCCAAGCGAGTTTTTCGATGGCGCATACAAGTGGTCATTCATTAACGCAGAATGGGTTAATAAGGCACTAACGGAAGCCGAGCAGATTGCGATAGACAACAAGCTCACAGAGGTTCGCCGAATAGCTTTCGACCAAATGGTCATGCAAACTTTATTGGATAGCGAAGCAGAGAGAGAATCAAGGCTAGGGTTAGGGAACAAAGCGAAGATGGCACTACAGGGTAGCTCGTTGGTGACTCCCATGACTACATTTGAACAACAACTACAACAACAACGACTGCAAAATCAATACGCAAACGCAGCGCAAAGCATGTACCCAAACGGCACCGGCACCGCTACCAGTAGATTCAGCTCTAAATGAACATCATCACCCTAGACTTTGAGACCTACTACTCGCAGGAGTTCAGTCTCACCAAGGTTACCAACGAAGAGTACGTGCGCTCTGCGGAGTTCGAGGTTATCGGTGTTTCAGTACAGGTAGATAACGGTGAGCCCGAGTGGTTCACTGGGACGATGGCAGAGACCGCCGACTTCTTAAAGACCTATGACTGGGCAAACTCCCTAGCCCTAGCGCACAACGCTGCGTTCGATGCGTCAATCCTGACGTGGGTGTTTGGCATTAAGCCGAAGGGCTGGCTGGATACTTTGTCGATGGGTAGGGCACTGCACGGTACTGAGGTGGGTGGTAGCTTGGCTGTACTAGCGCAACACTATGGAGTGGGCACAAAAGGTACCGAGGTCATCATGGCTAAGGGGCTGCACCGCGAAGACTTCCCCGCCGACCAGCTTGCGAGGTACGGTGAGTACTGCTGTAACGACACGGCAATGACGTATGCGCTGTTCCTAAAGATGAGCGTTGACTTCCCGCCGATTGAGTTGCGCTTGATTGACCTGACCATCCGCATGTTCTC